ATGATACCTGATGGTCCCTTGTTGACACCACCTTTTAGTGAGCCGTGTAAATCTGATTTAATAAGTAAATCTTTTTCTGCTTCTGTTATATAAGCTAATTCTGTTGTAGGATGGTCTGGACTTGACTGCCATTTTAATGGAGCTTTAACTTGTTTTTGTTTACCAAGATAATTTTTTACACCACCTTGCACATCATAGTTAACTTTTTTATCTACAGCCATTATCTTCTTCCTCCAGTTTGTATATCTAACCTAAAAGTACCCAATTTCCAACTGGTATCTACCGCTGTGTTAGATATTGTGAGAGCTATAGCTCTACCTCTAGCACGTGTGTCTACTTTATCTGTTGTAGAGGAGACTGTAAACGGACCCAGTGATGAGCTTGCAGCTGCATCGTTTGGATAATTTCTTAAATCTAATTGTACAATAGCATTTCCTTGTTGTGCTATAAAGTCTGGTATAATTCTACTAACTCTCATAATGTTTTCACCATCACCTCTAAGGTCACCTAAGTTAGTTGCAGCTCCTCTTATGACTTTTTGTGTAATATCATAATCTCCAGATGTAATGTTTGCTGGAATTGCTGTGGTTATACCTAGTCTTACTTGATTGACTCCAGTTTCATGTTCATAATAATACGTAATACCTTCTGTATTACCTGTTACATCAAACGAAGTATCTGTTCCTGCATCGTATTGAGTTGCATGAGGTAATCCAAATACAGCAGAATCTTGCCAAGTAGTTCTTGTAAATAAAGGACTATCATTAGTAAACCATATTGGACGTTTTGCTGTTGAGTCTAAATAACTATAAGTTACAGATCTTAAATTTACATTTGAATTTGATGTAGGATAAAACCATATTACTTCACCAAACAAATTATTAATTCCTGCATAAACCATTTGATTAGATGTTGTGTTAAGATCATCATAAACATAATCTTCAACTAAACAATCCATAGATTCTAGTTTACCTGTGTATCTAAAGAAACCATTATCAGACATCCAGTATGCAGCACCATCAACTTCTACAGCTGCGTTTTTACCAATTAATCCACAGTTAGTTCCAACTTGTTCATAAGCAAATGTAAAAGGAGTTCCAACAAATCTCATAGTAAATAAAGATGTATCACTCCAAATATAAATTGCGTTTCTACCAAGTTTAGCTCCCATGATCCGTGATCCAGCGGCCAGTCTTTGTGTACCAGCACTATTCTCAGCTGTAGGTGTATAATCATTTATATTTTCTTGAGAAGAAAATCTTATAAACATATCATCCTGTGTAGTCTTATCTCCAATAGTTGTTTCTGTTCCAAGAAATACTAAATGACGATCAGGTGTAGATACTAACATATCACGTGATGCTGTTGGTGCACCAGATATAATAGTTGCTCTTGTTGTTACGGCGTTAACAAGATCTGAATTCCATTGAAAACACTCTCCATTGAATATTAATGCAATAGCTGTGCTTCCTAAATTATCTATGGACCACATACCAGGTTCTGCAACTTTGTCGGTAGTCGACGCTGCTGAACCCCATCCAGAAAAACCACTGTGATTAGTAACAGTTGCACCAGTGCTGTGAGCAGCTCTAGTTGTTCCTCTAACAGCTCTAGTAATTCCTGTAAAACTAGTAGAAGTAATTCCTGTATAAGATATTTCTTCAGTGCCAACTTGTATAAAATTTGTACCTGAACTTGGAAATCCTGTGGTGCTTGCTACGTTGATTGTGGTCCCTGATCCACCAGTTCCAAACGCATCATCATTTAAACCACCATTCAATGTTGTTGTTTGTGGATTTGTAGTCGTGCCACCCCATTGAGATATACCATAACCAAAAACTCCTACTTGGTCTGGTGGTCCTACATGGTAATATTGAAAATAAGTAATACCTCCAGAGGTAGTTGCTCCGGCTCCGCTTTCATTACTAGGCATTGTAATAGTAATTTCTGTTCCTGAAGGTACAGAAGTTACCATAAATTTTTTATCACAAAAATCTGCAGCGCCAAAATTAGATCCTGTGATTGTGCTAAAAGTACTAGTGTCTCCAAATAATATTATATCTCCTGTTAAAAAACCATGAGCTGTAGAAAAAGTAATAGTTACTGTTGGTTGTCCGTTAGTTGTACTAAAAGCATTTGTAATAGCTGTGCCTGATGGATTAACTAAAGGGTGTATATCATAGTACACATCTCCTGTGTAAGCATATAAAATTCGATTAGTGCCAATAAGAGAAAATTTAATACCTTCTTTATTAACCATATGATGCAAACCTCTAGCTGCACCAGTTAATTTACTATCTCCTAATTGAGACCAACCGCCTATCTTTTCAGGTGTACCATATCTAAAACGTACGTTTGTTCCTTCAGTCCATTGAGATTCAGCACCCGTAGGTGTAACTTGTTTGTTAAATCCTGGTAAAAATCCTAATTTTTGTAACATAAAAACCTTTGTTTTATTGTATATTATACAATAAATATATTTTCTAGTAAAAATTATATGCTAAACTTATCCTGAAATCCTTGTTTTTTTGTTTATCAACACAATGTGGAAGATAACTTCTAAATATAACTAACCTACCTGCTACTGATTTATACCTTACAGGGCAGTTTATTCCAAGAAAATTATTATGACCAATGTTTTTAAAATCAGTGGCTGGAGACTTTATTATTAAATCACACGATTTATCATTGCTTTTTAAAAAATATACACAAGAAAGCACACTATTATAGTGCTCATGATACTCTTGGAAATCATTTTGTTTATATACGTTAAACCAAGAATCCATAGAATTAATTTTATATACCATACCTGTTTCTTTTACATATTCTTTAACTTTATCTAATATCCATTTATTTAAAAAATTAAATTTATTGTTTTTATGTACCTCATGAAAACCATCACTAGTATTATATGTTGTATCAGATATCCAACTACTACCTCCTTTTTTAGTTTTTTTCATTAGAGCTAAACATTCTTTAACTAATTGAGTTTGTATAGAAGAATGGTTAGGGTTATCATAATAACCTATTTGAGTTGGCCACCAATTTTCAATCATTAAATGTAAACCACCCTGTAGCTATATATTTTTTATGTTTAAAACTAACTTGTCCTTTATGTGTATGAGTCCAATCAGTTGGCCATATTAAAGTTAAACCTTGTTTAGCTGGCGCTGTTATTTTTTGATACTTAAACGTAGTGCCTCCATCTGGGACATTATTTAAGTATGTCATAAATACTAAAATTCTATTTGAGTTTATTAATCCACTTCTTTCAAAATGAAACACCTTATACCCACCACCTTTTTTATATCCTTGCAAATTAAAATAACCATTTACATTAAAAGAGTCTACGTAATTTATATCTTCATATTTTTTTAAGTATTGATTTAAACACTTTTGTAACTCTTCTCTGTATCTTGTTATTAATTTATTTTTATTATCCGGTTGTATTGTCATGTCTATAGAATCTTTTATTTTATCGTCAACCAAAGTTCCGCCGTTTCTTCCAAAATAACCAATTGTTTTATCCGGACTGTTTTCATAGAATTTTATTAAGTTGTCACACAATTTTTTATTTATGTACCAACCTCCAATAAAACTATCGTGTGGAAAATATTCTTCTTTCATATTATGTTATATTATATATTACCATCTACTTTAATCCAACACATATTATTTTGATTAATATTTTGTTTATCTTCTTTATCTATAACTGTTAACGACCAGTTATATTTTTTTATTAATTTTTTTGCTTTATTAAAACCAAGATTATAACTTTTTAATCCGTCAATAAAAATATATCCGTTAGGTCTAACATATTTACTAGACCAATTTAATAATTTTTCAATGTAGTCTTCATTTCTTTTAAAATCAGAAAACACACAATCAACTTTTTGATTTAAAAAAATATTATTAAAATTAATATCTTCATTTATTGTTATCATTCGGTCACCTAACTTATGTTCTTTTTTTAAATTATTTAAAAAGTTTTTATAATCATCAACATTTTTAAAATGACTACCGTTGTCATAAGTTATGCATGAACCTTTATTGTTTTCTTTCATAGCAGTAGTAACAGCTAATGAAGTACAAGCTAAACCTGTACCAAATTCTACAAACAAATTATATTGTTGCATTTTAGTTAATGCATAAAAAAACAAAGCGCTGTCTTCGGTATTATATACGCTTCCATATTTGTGTAAATGATTTAATAATTTTTCCAAAACTCCATTCCAGAATATTTATTTAAAATTTTATCGAGTACTTTTATTTTTTGTTTAACTATTTTATTTGTTGTAATTGTATGTAAAGGACCGCCATACACAGAATCATCATATTCTAAATTATTTACTTTTAATTGTTTTAAATTTTTATAATAATGTTTTTTATAAAAAGGTATTTCTAAAAAATTATATATATCTTGCAAATATTTTTTAGGATTAGATATTAAATTATTATATTCAAATATTTTATAATTTTTATTGTTTACGTTATTTAAAAGATATTTTATTTGATACAGCCCCCTGTCAATGGGGTGATGTTCTTTCATTAAGATATGACATTTTTGTTCTATTTCGTCTCTCCATGTTTCACTTTTAATTAATTCATTAAAAGATTGATTAAGATAAAAATTAACATTGTTATTAGATAGATTTATAAAAGACATTAAAATTTCTGGAATATCTCTAACTAATACTATTATTTTAATATCGTTTTCTAAATATTTATTTAACATTTGAAAATTATATTCAGTTCCCCAAGGACCCCTATCTATTATGTATTTGGTTTTTGCATGTTTATAATAATTTTTAAAAACATTTTTATTAATATTGTCTAAAGACTTTTCATCAGGAAAATTTTTATATGTATTTATTTTTTTAATTTCTTCTACTCTATAAAATATTTCAGGAACAACGCTGTCTCCTGTTGCTGTAATATCTGGATTTTGATTTAACAAAGAAGATAACAATGTATTACCTGTTCTAGGTAAACCCGTAATAAAAAAATATTTTTTATTCATCAATTAACTTTTTTAATTTAATTCTTAGCTTTGTTATTTTAGACATAAAATGTTCATTTAATTTTTGTAAAGTTTCTATAACAAGATCTTGTTTTTCTATTCTTTCTTTTAATTCTTTGTTTATCATTACCTCAGATTTTTTTACACCTTTTTCTTCGGATAAAATTTCTTCTAATTTTTTTATTTCTTTTTCTAATTTTTCTATTTTTTGTTGACTAACACTTATTACTGTACTGTTTGGCATTATTTTTTTCCTTTTCTATGTGTATGTTGAATTATTTTTTTTGCTAAATCTGAAGGCAAACCTAAATGACTTCTAGTATCATATAAATTATTTTTCTTAGGATCTTTTTCTAAAAAATTATAGTGTAAAAAAACTTGATAACAAACATCTCCTTTAAATTTATTTCTCCAATGTTTTAATAAATTACCTTTGTACACTAACATGTCGCCTGGTTTTAAAATAACTTTATGTACTTTACCCTTATCCTCTAAAAAAATAGGCCATTCATCTCCACCTAAATTTAAAGTTGTTGAAAACTCACAACTAAGTCTATCTATATGTTTAGGCAATGTAGCTCCTTTTTCATATATTCTTAAATAAGAATAAGTCGGAAATATTTCTTTATTTATTTCTTTTTGCAAAACAGGTATTAACTCTACTAACAAAACTTCCATTAACAAATCTCCGTAACAACAATAAACATCTTTTACTTGCCCGTCTCCAAAAAGTCCCCACTCATCTGAGTATGGAGATATGTAATTAATTTCTCTAAAAGTTTTTAAAACTTGTCTCTTTAGATAAAGATACCTACAAGAAAAGTATTGCATTTCTTTTGAAACAATATTTTTTAAAATTTTAAAATTATTTTTCATTTAAACGAAGGTCCTAAATTCCACATTACTAAAGAGTATCTTATTCCTTTTTTAATAGGCCTTACCCTGTGCCAAACAAAACTAGGAAAAACGACTATGGATCCTTTTTCTTTTATTTCTTTGCATTTTATAATTTTTTTCTTTTTTATATTACCACAATCAAACTCTAATTCACCCCCTTGATAATCCGATGAATTACTTAAAGAAATTGTTACAGATAGTTTTCTATTTTTATTGTGTTTATTAAGATCCTTTGGTATGTCATAAGGATTGTTCCAACTATCTATATGCCAATCATAAAATTGATTTTTTGAATATTTAGTAAATTGACAAGACTCTGTAAAATCCCAATCATAATTCCACCCTGCATTTTTATTAGCTAAATGAATAAAAGGATATATTTCTTTGTATATCCATGTATCGTTTAACCAGACTACATTAGAGTTTCTTGTTTTTTTAAGATCTTTTATTTTATTTCCATCGTTACCAACAGTTCCAAGTATAAGTTTTTTTTCTAAAGCATGTTTTATAATACTGTCACAAAATTTATTAGACAAAACTTTTTTAAAAAACCAATAGTGATGATTTAAACTCATTTTTTAAAAACTCCTAAATTAAAAGATATAGATATTCTGTCTTTCTCACTTTTATTAGTTTCAACATAATGTTCTAGCCAACTAGGAAATATATATAACATATTTTTTTCTGCATTTAAATAATTTGACGTTGTTGTTTCTGATGTAAGCTTATTCCAAAATTCATATTTCCAGTCATTTTCTGTGTGATTACATGGATGTCTTAATACAATGTTGCCACAGTTTTTAGGTGTCTGCACATAAAAAACACCTGAAAAAAAAGAATTGGGATGGATATGAACAATATTAGATCCACCCGTTGGATTTATATTTATCCACATGTTTTTTAAATTTAATATATATTTTTCAGAACCATTTAAAGCATAAAATATTTTTGAACCTACTTTACATATTTCATCTGCTAAATTAGATAAAGAGTTTGGAAAAAATAATTGAGTTGATTGCCAACCATTTCTATTTGATACGTTTCTACCAAGATCTGTTTTTTTTAAATTATAACAATATTTTGTTATGTTTTTAATATTCAAATTTAATTTTGTTTCAGAACAAGGCACTGAAAATAATCTATTTATTAATATACTCATTTTAAAAATAATTAAAATTTATTACAATCCTACTTTTACAATCTGTTGTGTTTGTACTTGCATGCTCTTCATCACTATTAAATAAAACTATTCTATTTTCAACAGAGTTAATTTTTTTATTTTTAAATAAAGTATATCCATCATTTGTATTTACATAATAAATAGCTGCTTTACATTTAAAGTCTTGATCTTTGTGTTTTTTATAAATTATTTGTTTGTGAGACATAACATTTAAATTAGCTTTAATTCTTACTAAAGCATGAGGATTTATTTTATTTAGTAAAAGTTCTATACAATTAAAATAATTTGAGTTAATTTGATTGTCCCCATAAAAAATGTGAGTAAATTGAAAATCAAATAAATCTTTAGATCCTTTAATTTTACTATGATTAAAAAACCATGGAAAATTATTTGACATTAAAAATTTTTTTAAAACAATATAATCTTCTTTTTTTAAAAAATTATCTATGACTTTCATTAATGTGTTTTATAACACAACACTAAAAATATGCAAATTAATTAAGACCAAGAACTAGTATTAGGATTCCAAATTTTAGTTATTATTGAAGAATCACAACCTTGTGCAATCCATCTTTCGTTATCTTCATCCCATAAAACATCATACAAAGCGTCATCGGGAGTAGTTGGTTTTACAATTGGAGGTTGCCAATCATAACTAGAATCAAGTGTCCAAGATTCAAAAGGTTTAGGTTCTATAAATACATCGTTTGTTGAATCATATGTATGACCTGCAGATGGAAATTGTTTTCTTGTTCCATCTTTAAAAGCTTGTTTCCAAGGTCCTGGTCCAAAAGTTGTTGCGTATATTTCTCCCTCAACATGTTTAGGATTTTCTTTTAAAAGTTCCCCATCACTTGAAATTTGAATATCATCGGCTACGGCTATTACTTTTAATACGACATTATTTAAGTCTAATTGTGCAAAATGTAAATACATGATTAAGTTACTATTATTGTTCCAGAAACATTAAAAGTAGCTATCTTATCTCCCCCTGCTGTTCCTGTACTGTTTGTACCTGGGGCTACAGTAAAAGTTCTAGCACTTGGTCCTCTTACAATAATTACTCCAGAACCACCTGATCCGCCTCCGTTATATCCGCCTCCGCCGCCTCCGCCAGAGTTTGCTGGTGAGCTACTTCCCCCACCGTTAGAACCAGATCCGCCGCCTCCGCTTCCGCCTCCACCTGCAGAACCGCTAGGTCGGCTTCCACCGCCGCCTCCGCCAGCTCTAGTTGTTGTAGATCCATTAATACTATTTGCTGTTCCATTTCCACCGTTTCCACAATTACTTGATCCGGCATCTTGACCTGCTTGGCCAGCTCCACCACCACCACCACCACATCTAGCTGGGGGTGTTGGTTGACCAGCGCCACCGTCATTTCCTTCTGGTGGAGAAAAACCTCCAGCGTTTCCTTCACCTCCAGGTCTAGGTGAACCACCGCCACCTCCACCCGCAGATGCAGATCCACCAGGTTGTCCATTATTATTATCTCTTGATCCTCTTCCGCCAGCTGTTGATGTAATGTTAGATCCAAAATGATTTAAAACTGAATCATTACCTCTTCCTGCTTGTCCGCCTCCGTCACCAATTGTAACATTATATTGTGTTCCGCTTTCGAATTCTATTTGTGTACCGCCTGGAAAAGAACTTCTATGACCACCTGCTCCGCCACCACCTGCATTGTCATCTCCGCCACCGCCGCCTCCAGCGACAACTAAATAATCTACTGGAAATTTAGGATTTGAACTACCACTACCAAATCCTAAGACTTGATAACCAAAAGATTTAGTTTTGGGTCTAGTTTGTTTTTTTTCCTGATCTTTTATATTTTCTATAAAAATATTTTTCATATCTAAATTTCTTATGCGTCGTTAGCTGCATCAGTAGTAAAGAATATTTTAATACCAAGAACTCTTGCATCTCCGGTAAAAGTATCTGAACCATTGTTTGCATCTCTTGAAAATTGAAAATAACTTAGTGAACCTTCGCTTGCATTTTTAACAGTAACTGCACTACTTACGGGTGAAACTTGCTGGTCTTCAAGTGTTCCAATTCCTGCATCTGTAATAGCTACAGCAGCATCAAATGCTGAATCAATAGAAGCTCCATCAGCTATTGAAATACCTTGTAAACCAAATATACAGTCACCTGTATTCGTAGAAGACGGAGTCCAATATACTTGATAAGTTATTGTGCCTTCATTCCATGATTTAGGAAAAGCCACTGAAAATTGTGCAAACTCATCTGTACTTGCATCAAAATCTAATACTTTCATATCTGGTTTTAAAGCTGTTGTTTCAACTTGTTGTGCATCTGCGCCATTAGTTTCTGTTGCATACATAGCTGAAGCTGGAACCCACATAGTCTCTAGTCCTGCAATTTTAACTGCAGCTGTTCCTGATCTAAGAACTCCTGTTCCTTTAGGATCTATATTAATACCAACATTAGTTTCACCTGTTGCTGAAATAACTGGTCCAGTAACACCTGTACCTGCATTAGCTATAGTAATTTCATTAACTGCTGAACCTGTTGCAGTAAGATTAATTAATTCGTTTCCATTAGTATCTAAAATGTTTGTTCCAATTTTAGGACTAGTTAAAGTTTTGTTTGTTAAAGTCTGTGTTCCTGTTAAAGTTACATCTCCAGTTGCCCCTACAGTTGCCTCAAAAACTCCAGTGTTTGTTGCAACACCATCAAGATAAATAAGTTTATATCCTTTATCATCTGTTGCAAAAGTAACCGTTGCTCCTGAACCAGATACTGCTTTTATTTGTACTGTTTGTGCACCCGATGTACTATTTTTAATAATGTAAAAATTTTCTGTAAGTAAAGGAAAAGTTACAACCCTGCTTCCCGATATTGATCCTGTTAATTCTATGACTCTTTGTTGAGCAGTTCCTGTTAAAGCACCTTCTGCTATTGTTAAAGCAGTTGGCGTTCCTGAATCAGTTACAGCTTGAGAATTATATCCACCAGTTAATTGTTCAATTAAACTTAGGTTTGCGTTTGTTTTTGTTCCCCATGTACCAGCGTTTTCGCCGGTTGCCATTAGCTCTAGGCCAAGATCTGTAAAAGTTGATGCCATAATTTTGTACTCCTAATTGTTTTATTTATATATTTTATTTGTTGTTAAGTCAAACATGTTTAAGCGGTTTTCCTAGTATATCCGGTACTATTTTTAGGTGTTTTTCTTGAATATCCTGTACTAGTTTTAGGTGACAATCTTCCATAGTATCGTAAAATAATACCGGCATCATTTAAACTTGCAGTAGCTGTTTGTCCTAAACCATCTAAACTAGCTATAGATAATTGAGTTGTAGTTAAAGATCCTAAAGATGTTGTAGCCGATTGACCTGCTAACAATGCAGGAGTTATGTTTTCTATTGTTAAAGAACCTAAAGCTGTTGATGCAGAAACACCCGCTATATCAATAACAGGGTTAGATGAAATAGTTATAGCACCTATTGCAGTCTGTGCGGATACACCTGTTATACCCATTACATCTGCAGGAGATATACTTCCTACTGCACTTGTAGCTGATAAAGCTGGCAGACCTATTGAATGATCATCAACTGATAATAATCCTGGACTAGATGTTAAACTTAATGCAGATAGTGTAAGTGAAACATCTGATTTAGCACTTAAAGATCCTACAGAACTTTGAGCTGACAAACCTGTAAGACCCATTGTTTGATCTATAATAGTTAAAGAACCAACAGAAGATGTTGCGGATAAACCTGTTAAATTAAATACGGCTGACTCAACAGTACCCCAACCATTTTCACCCCAGTCAAGTGTACCCCAACCTGGTTTCGTTGATATAAAATCAGTAGGAATATTTAAAGATGTGGTTGCAGATAAAGCAGGTAAAACTACATCAATTGCAGACTCTCCCCAGTTTTCAAAACCCCAAGTATCAGAACCCCAACCTGTTTCGTTAAAAGATTCTACTGATCCAACTGTAGATGTAATTGATAAACCTGTAATAGGAACATTAATTTCAGTTTGAAGTCCGTAACTATTTTGACCCCAAGTGGTTCCGGATTGGTTCCAAGTGTTAGCCATAAGGATTTACCCCTATGCTATTTGAACGATTGCGTTGCCAGCAGTTTGAGCTGGAAATTGAACTGTGAATGTACCACTTGTTACAGTTTTATCTGCACCAAAGTTAATTGCACAAACACTTCTGTTTGTTGTGAATCCTGTTACTGCTGTTGAATTATAAATTAAACAACCTCTTGCTGTAAATGAAGCTGAAGTAAAACTGACATCATTAAATTTTACACACGCTGTGTCACTAGATAAAACTGGATCAGCTGATGGTGTTAATGCTGCGCCACCTGCAGTGTAACCACTGTTTGACGCGCCACCATCCGTTTGACTTTGACTAACTTCAAGTGTGTTAGTTGGAACTGCGTTAGCTGATGAGGGAGCTGTATAAACAGTTGTTGTTTTACTTAATGAAGCTGAGTCACTTGAAAATAAAGCTAACTTATATGCGTTACCTGTTGGTGCACCACTAGCATCATTAAAATTGTGACCACCTTGTAAAATTTCTACTTTAAATGAATTACATATTGCTGATGTTATTGTCATAAATTTTTTCTCCTAATTACTGAGGCGGTGACTCGATTGGTATTCTTATTGTACCATCCGTGTAATCGTCTCGTCTTCTTCTTCCAACTTGCATCGCTGCAAACTTTTGTAGTTCAGTTTTATATCTATTTTCATATAGTGTCAACATATCTGTTGGACCTTTTAAAAACATAAATGCTTCTACTAAACATGCATATAATAGACCTTGTGGAAAGTAATTACTTAAATATGTATTAGAATTACCATCACCACCAGAACCTAATCCTACCGGCATTGCGTTATAATGTATAATATACTTATAATTAGCATTTGGTGTAGGTGCTACATATATAGCTCCTGACGTGGCTGTACTAGCCCCTGTTGTTGCACCACCAAACATTGAATAATATTTAGGAAGTCCTGTAACATCTTGTGCAGCAGCACCTCCTGCAGTTCCTGTTAGATTACCAACATATTCTGACATAAAAGTTTGATCACGTTTTTCTAACCATATTCCTTGGCCATTAGTATTTGCCGTTGATTCAAATACTTCTATACCTCTAACAAATAATAATTTTGTTGGCATTGTAATTGTATTAAAATCTGTTGCAAACTGAGCTTCATCTTGAATCCTATCTGAGTCCATAGGAAGATCTAAATTAATTCTGTTTTGTGCAGCCATAATAAAACCATCAACAATAGTTTCTGTAAATACATTAGCGTCTACTTCAGTATAATCTCTTATAGCTGTGACTAATGTTGAATATGAGTAACTTGATAATCCTGCCATAATTAAGCTCTATCATTTACGGGTCCAATTGTACACTGAAAACCGCCTCCTGTTTCTGTGCTTGTAGCATTAGATATTAAAGAAAATGTTATAGAATTAAATTGTTGTTCTGTTGCTTGTGTTCCATTTGGTAATGTAGGACCAACTTCTACAGTAGTTGCAACTGCTGTTGCAGCATAACATCCAAAAACATTAGCTCCTATAGGATGCGTTCCTGCTGTTGTAGCAGGAGGTGTAAGACCTCTAAAAGGTGCTGAAGTTCCTCTAGTACAACCTGTAAAATTGTCTCCAGCTTTTCCGGTATATTGTATAACTTCATTTTGATATGTTCCAATTTTTAAAAGATCTGTTGTGTCATTAGCTGTTAATATTTTTTCTATCATAATAAAACCAGTAGTTGGAAAATGTGATGCTGTCTGTACAGTAATTGTTCCGTCAGTAGCTGTAGCAGCTGTATCTAAAGTTGTTGTTAATTCTAATGCAGGACCCGCAGCACCGGTAACAATAGGTACTCCTCCTACTGGAGATTTAACATCTTGAAATCTTACAAAAGTTGTGCCTTCATTAATTTGATTAGCAGGATAAGAAACACTAACACTAACATTAGCGGCTGTAGTTGTAAAAGGATTGTTAGGTAAAATATCTTGTACTGGAAACTCTACTCTTGCAGGTCTTGCATGTAATAATCCTTGTGGATCTGCACCTACAGGATGTGGTTCTAATTGTGGTTGTTTAGGTTCAAACTCAGAGTTATGTACCCATGCACCATTCCACT